GTAGACGTAACGAGGTCCGTTGGCAAACACGTACTGCCCGTCGGGTAAAACGGGTGCCGGGAACTTGTAGGCTGCGGCAGTCGAAAGGTCTTGTGACGTGTCAATCTGAATGGCGACGTTACTTGTCGAGGCGTAAATGTAATTTCCGACGGCGATGAGATTTTTGAAGCCGTCACCGGGGATTACAAATTTTGATGGACTTGCAGCTACACCACTCCAGTATCCACTAACTTGAACACTTGGGTATTCCCATGTGATTCCATCATTTGAACGCGCTTGTGTGCCACCGCCTATTGCAACAAAAACACCATCTGCAAAAGTGACACTTGTCCAACTTCCCACGTCTGGAGAGGGAGATAAACTCCACGAAAGTCCGTTATCTCCTGAATATGCCAATGCATCTCCTACCATAACAAAAACACCATTACCATAAGCAGCTCCATACCAATTGCCAGAAAGAGCCGAATCCACATATTCCCACGTGATTCCATAATCAGTTGAATAAGCCTGGTTGTTAAAATATGCACTAGTAAGAATAAAAACACCGTTTCCGTAAGCAGCGGCAGTCCATGTACCTGGAAGCTGAACATCTGGATAATTCCATGACAACCCGTTATCAGTTGAATAAGCCTGATTACTGGCTCCAGACATTACAAAAACACCGTTTCCGAATGCAATGTTTGTCCAATTTCCATAAAGTGGAAAACTCACTAAATTCCACTCTAAACCATCATACGAATATGCCTGGTTATTATCATAGACGTTAACAAAAACATTGCTTCCAGCGCCTACATATCCTTTAATCGGGGCAGAACCTAAAATCCATGTCAAACCATAATCAGTTGAATATGAATATGACATAATATAGGGCTGAGTCATCACAAAAATACCATTTAAATACGCAACACTGCTCCAGTATGCTGACTCTTGTGAAATTACAGGTAACCATGAATGTCCATTGTCAGTCGAATGTATTATTTTCGTACCAGCAGAAACAAAAGAAGAAGTCGTGAATCCTGGTATAGAAAATGCCGAATCTGTGTATTTAATTATATTGAAATTGTCACTTACAAAATATACAGAACTGCTTATTAAAACTCCTTCTGTAATTTGGTTACCGTATGAAGAATAGTCGAGTGTGTACCATTGACTCTGAACGTTTGCATTCAATTGAAAAGAATACAATGAACCTGGTGTACCCTGTGGTAACATGATGAGTTCTGTGCCAGTCGAAAGAGTCTGGTAAACCCCCGTAACGTTCGAGTTGAAAGTCTTTGTGAAATCGACCACCGTATAACTTCCGGTACTCGTGAACGACCCCGTCGTGTCGTACCGGGACAGGAACACGTTCGAGGATGCCGTGTTACTCACGGTGTAGTACACGTACCGAAAGTCTGCGACGATCGTTCCGGTCAAAGTTCCTATTGTGGGTGCGTAGTTGTTCAAGATGGAAGATGACGTGTTCCCTTGAATGAGTTCGTCGACGATGATACTAAGAAGTTTACCGTTCGTCAACCCGATGTACAACGTACCGGACAAAACACAAAACTGACTGAACAGACTCGTTCCGGCAAACGCTGACAAGACGATGTACGACGTAGGGTCCGCGACATTCTTCGTCGTGTCGTACACTATAAATTGACCGCCGTACGTGACGATGAAAATGTACTGTTGGTATGAGAACGTCGTCTGGACGTTGACCGGTTGACCACTTAAAACACCAGTTGAAGCGTTGTACGTCGTGTACGATTGGGGGTTCAAAAAGTCGCCGGTTCCGGGATTCAGGTTCTGGGAAAGGTTCGTAAACGCCTCGAAATCAACCTCGACGCTCATCTGTTGGTGGGTCAGAGCGCACAGAGGAATCTCTTTCGTTCCGAGGGGCAAGGTCGTATAGTACTCCCTAGACGCCGTAGCCTGTGTCTGGTCTAACGTCCCGTTCAGGAGTTTGAGGATCGCCTTGTTTTCGTACGGAACGGTCAAATCGTTCTGGAGTTCGATGTACGCGCCCGTGTACTCTTTGATTGTTTGTTTGCCGACGAGGATCCGAGCGTCCCGAACGAGTTTATGGGCGACGGAATCGTCCCACGTCGAAAGACTCGGGGGCAAAAAACCGGAGACCCATCCGCTCTGGGTCAGAGTCCACGGCGGTGTCGCTGTGAGTGAGTACGTGAGTCCGTTACGGGCGTCGAACCCCCAAAAAGCCGCGTCAGACGCATTTGCAAAGGAGATTGACGGGTAAACGTCGGACGAAAAAACCCGATTCGTCAACTGAAGAGGCGGAACGACGAGCGAAACGGAATCTGAAAGTGAATTCGTATATCCAAAATTTCCAAACCCCACATTTAACCAAATTCCTATTAATTGTTTTTCTGCGTAGTTCCATGTAAGCCCAAAATCTGGTGAAAAGGTTTGCCCATAATAAACATTAACAAATGTATTATTTCCAAATGCTACACTAGAACCCCTTAATGAACTTTCTGCGTAGTTCCATGTGAGCCCGTTGTCAAGAGAATATGCCTGCTGTTCTGGAGACGTTGACGTCATAACGAATACATCGTTTCCGTATGCTACACTAGTCCACTCTCCAGGGAGCTGAACATCTACTAGACTCCACGTAAGTCCATTGTCATTCGAATATGCTTGACCGTCTATACCAACTATAACAAATACATCATTTCCGAATGATATACCACTCCACACTGTTCCAGATTGTTGAGTTACGGCGTAATTCCACGTAAGCCCGTTGTCAGTCGAGTATGCTTGACCAGCCGTTCTGTAAATCATAGCAAAAACTCCATTTCCATACGCTACACCATCACAAGCCTCAATAAGAGGAGAAGCAACATAATTCCATGTAAGTCCGTTATCTGTTGAATAAGCCTGATTATTATTACAAACCATAACAAAAACTCCATTTCCGTATGCTACACTAAACCATTCTCCATTAATTTGAACATCCGCATATTTCCATGTGATTCCATTGTCAGTTGAATACGCCTGTGTATCCTTACCAACAATTACAAAAACTCCGTTTCCATAAGATACACCTCTCCAACCAATAAAACCGGGTATAGATAGCTGATTTTTTGATAATATCCACGTTAGTCCGTCATTTGAATACGCCTGTGTTCTGGCGGTCTGGTTTCCTACCATAACGAATTTACCATTGATAGTACAAGTGAATGTCGTGTCGGTTGACGCGTTCACGGTCACGGTCTCATTCAGGAACCCCGAATCTGGTAAATTAAGAACAACCTGAGACCCAATCGGGAAGTTTGACGGCGCCGAGGTCGTGAATGTACCTGTCGTTCCGACGATTGAACCGCTCGTAATCTGCCACGTCTTGTTCGTCAAGTTGTTCACCCATAGATTAGAATTTCGAGTTGAAAAGTAACTGATAATGTCACCGCACGCGATTCCGACGAACGACATGGTTCCGTTGTATGAAATGCCTGCGAGGGTCGTCGAACACGTGAATGAATTGGCCGTCGGGATACTCGTCACGGTGTACGTCCCGTCGAGGTCGAAGATACTGTAGGTCGTACCGGACAAGGTCACTGCGGTCCCTATAGACATGTAGTGGTTCCCGACGGTGTTTGCCGTGAGGGTCACGCCGTCTGCGACGACCAGCGTCAGACCCATGTTCGCATAGACGGATCCACCCACCTGCGACGATGGCGTCGGGTACACGTACTCACCTGTGACGGTTGGATAAATGGGCGGGAAGACGGCCCGGAGCGTCAGACGTGTCAAGTAGTCCCCCTTGACTGGAATGGTACACCGACCCGTCGTTCCAAACGTCACACCCTGGTTGTCAAACGGAACCTCGAACGTCTCGCGGCTTCTGTTCACACGAGGCTGATACTTGGCTTCGAAATACGTCCTGTCCGGTGCCATGGATAACCAACGGTCATCCTGACCCCGGACAGTCAGCAGCAGATCCGCCGCTGACATTCACTACTTTACGAGTTGAAAATAAGTCCACCAGTTCCGCCTTGGATGGCGAGAACATTAAACACCTTGGAGTACACTCGAACTGTTAAATTTGAAGGAGCTGCTGATACCAACGTAACGTCTACGTATTGTTCGGCGATGCGAGACATGTTCACGGTTCCGGACGGTGCAAGTCGCTCTGGGTCCCATGACACAGAGTACAGACAGACGTTGCTCGACGATGGCATGCTCGTATGTGATTCGAACGTTCTGATGTATCGTGTCATGATTCGATCGTCATCGACGAGGATTTCGTTGTTCAATCTGAATACGATGCGGTTGATGACACCTGGCAAATCCACCGTGACCCAAAACTCGCGAACCGGTCCACGGACGTCGAGTTTGAAAGAACCTGTCGACTGTCCTTGGATAATTGTAAACTCATTGAGTGTCGTTTGACCGTAGAGGTTTTGTGAGCGTAGTAGGTTTGGTTTGTCGAACGTTTCGTACTTGATAATCATACTCGATGCCAGTGTTCCTCCGTCCATCGTCAACGGATCAAATTGAACGAGGTCCCTGTATGTCGAGAAATCTCCTCCCCACGATTCCGTAATGTAAACGTATCGAGCACTGACCAAACATGAAATAACGGATACACTATCGCTCGCCCATGAAATCGTATTCACCGTCGTTCCCTGTGACGTCTGAGCCTTACCAGTACCGTCGAAGATGATCCAATCTGAAACTGAATTTGTCGTCGTGTCGTAACGGAGAATACTCGCTCGGATCGCACCGTACGTGCCACCGAGGTAGTAAATTGACTTGCCATCGAATCCATATGGATACAAAGTGTAACCATCTGGGAATTTTGAACTTGTAAACAATATTGATGAGTAGGCGGACGGAGATGTTATACTCTGAATACTATCGTATCGTGTTAAATAGACGGAACCTCCACTGAACCCCGTCTGAAAATAAAGATACCGACCATCAGTTGCGTTTGGAACTTGACTGTATGGAATTCCAGTAAGAATGGGTGTCGGTGAAATTGAAGAGACGTTGAAATACGTATAACTCGAAAGGTTCAAGAAATTCTGGGTATCTGTTTTTAAAAGAATACCACTCCCCCCTATGGTTCCGTAAATGTTACGACCGTCGAAAGCAGGGGGGAAAGCAGCGACTGAAACACCTATGACACCTGTAATATCATACCACGTTCTCGGAGAACCTGTACCGGGATACGAGAGATAATCATACGAGGACCATTGATCAATAGGTTTTGTCGTATCATACCGTATAGTTATAGTTCGAGAAGTCATTGAATAACCAAAAGGATCCTCAAAAACTTGAGGAGCCGGTTGACCGTTTGATGTGTATGTGTAAGCGACATTTGCAGTGACGAAAACATTCGAAAGCGTCTTGGTTTCGTTGCTGATCGTGATGGTTTTTGTAACTCCTCCGAAATCTTGAGACCAAAATGTCACATAGTTTAAAACGGCTGTGTTATCAGTCGGAATAAGCTGAGGTGTCGCGATGTTGTACACTTTGTATGTTGCGGATGTGTTTGCAAATGCACATTCAGGTGTACATGAAATGAATGTTGCCACGTTACTTCCGGTTAAAGGAACGCTTGTGGTCGTGTAAAAACCAGGCAAGTTCCATACAGGTAATCCTGATGAATACAATATTCTTACTCCTACGTTTATATCAGATCCCACCTTTGTCTCACCTGTTATAGTGACCGACGTAGGCGTGTACTGTGGCGTTATTCCAAGACTGCTCGTCGTGACAAAATTCACGAGCGCTACATTATCACTGGCGACGAGCTGTGGAGTTGAAATACTCAATACGGTATAGACTAAATTGATCTGATTCCCGTAGTCTCCTAAGTAAGTACGCCCACGTGGCGTAAAATCGTACGTGTAGGCCGTATTGCTTCCGAATGTTACGATAGGTGAATATGTGTACAAGTAGAGATACCGAGCATCAGCCGTAAAATCTCCCGTACCAATATTTCCTTCGTACAAGTTGGGGAAAATGGTGGCGCCTTTCGTTGCTACTGCCGTTCCCGTAAGCATGTCAGCCACAGGAACACTTCGGATGTATGAACTCTGGTACATACACGTGTACATCGTTCCGCCGACGAAATACGGTCTGACGACTCCGAGTTGGTGAAATTCAGGGTCATACCAATAGACCCATGAGGATGCATTCCCCTGTGGTTTTGTCGTATCGTAGAAATAGTACCGTTGGTGGTATGCCTGAACAGGATCCTCTACGACGTATACGATCCATTGTTTGTAAAAGTTTGTACTGTATATCCGGCACGACCCATCGTTCGGAAGTCCGAGGACCGCTTTGATGTCTGTGTCTGTATACGAACCTCCATCCGTCAGACTCTTTGTCGTGATGAGCAACTTTGGAAGGTTTTCAAATTTTTCATAGTCAATATCGATTTGGACATCTTGATTGCGAATCGCTTTCATGTTCAGTCTGTCTGTGTTGAACGTCAGGCGTGTATAGTATTCTCGGGGTGCATATACCTGTGACGTGTCGCCCTTCCCTTCGAGAATTGCAAGACCCGCCTGGTTTTCGTAAGAGACGCCGAGATCATCCTCGATGATCAATCGTTCGCTTGTGAGTCGATCGATCGTCTGACCGCCGATGAGAAGTGTTGCACTCTTGATGAGTTTACATGCGACTGAATCGACATATGAAAACCCGACTCCAGGGGGTGGCGTGAATCCACGGATCCATCCCGCCTGAAAAAGCGTAAACGGAGCTGTGATGACACCATTCACAAACCTGTACGCCTTGAATCCTCCAGATGTCACAAAATCAAACGACCGTGGATCAAACCCCCAAAAAACACCGCTCATGTCATCCGGAAAATAAATGTAATCGTACACGGTCGACGTAAACACAAACTTGATCAGCGAAGAGTCATACGTCACGTTTATGTTTGACTGTCCCACGAAATTCGTCGCCCATGCAGCCTGGAACTGTGTGTTAAAGTACCCTATAAAGTCCCCTGGTTGAATAGCGATGGTCCCGTCTGGGATGTACACTGCGCCATTCACCTGATCGGTGTACAGCGGATACACGTATCCAGGGCCCAAGGGTTGATACAACGTTGGCAAGGTTGAACGAACTGTGAATCGTTTCGAAAAGTCACCTTTTGTCGGGAGTCTACACGTCGACGAATCGCCATAGTACACTGCAGTTTGATCAAAAGGAACTTCGTACGAATATGCCATGAAGTTGTTTGGTTTCTCGTACTTGACCTCAAAGTACGTCCTGTTTGGGTTGTCTGATAACCACTGGTCTTCTTGACCATGTCCAGCCAGCAAAATTTGTGATGCTGACATCTAATCTACACCAAGAAAACATCCAGCGCGTCTTTCACGTGTGTAAAAAATCCAGTACACCATTAGGAAATGACCAATTTGCAGCTCAAAAAGTTTGACCCGAGCAAGATTGGCGATGACAAGGTGTGCGTATTCATCGGCAAGCGCGGCACGGGTAAATCGACGCTCGTGACGGACATCATGTATCACAAGCGACACCTGCCAGTCGGTATCGTCATGTCCGGTACCGAGGACGGCAATCACTACTACAAACAATTCATCCCTGACCTGTTCATCTACGGCGATTACAAGCGCGACGCCATCGAAAAGGTGCTCGAGCGCCAGAGGCGAATCGTATCAGCCGGTGGAAAATCGAGCGCCTTTCTGCTTCTGGACGACTGCATGTACGACAAGGCGTTTATGAAAGACACATGCATCAGGCAATGTTTCATGAACGGGCGTCACTGGAAAATCTTCTTTTTGTTGACGATGCAGTACTGTATGGATTTGTCACCAGACCTGCGTGCAAACGTCGATTACGTGTTTGTTCTCCGTGAGAATGTGATTCAGAATCGCGAGCGTCTGTACAAGGCGTTCTTCGGTGTGTTCCCGACGTTCGACATGTTCTGCCAGGTGATGAACGCCTGTACAGAAAACTACGAGTGTCTCGTCCTTGACAACACGAGCAAATCCAACCGGATCGAGGATTGCGTCTACTACTACAAGGCGCCGATTCGCAAAGGGTTCCGGATCGGATCAGAGGCTATGTGGCAGTTCCATCAGAAAAACTACAATCCAAAGCACGTCGCATTACCCTTGGTCACGTCTGGAACGCCACCAGGGAGTGCTCGGCGTCCAGGTGTCACTGTGAAGAAGGTTTAAACTCGTCCCCACCGCAGGTGTCACTGCTTCGCGGCGGACAACGGGCTTCGCCCGTTGGACTCACGCCCCTGGACTAAATGCGCCCCCATCCCGTAAAAGAATTCACACCCAGCATTAGATGATTATCGAGAATCTTGATTTCAACGGATCGAGTGACATTCTGCAGTACATTCCCCAGGTGGACACTGCACCGTCTCAGGACCAAGGGCAGCAGGTGCAGCACCAGAGTTCGTTCGGCGGTCTTCCGGATGAACTTCAGCCAAAGTACCAGACGCGCTCGGTTGACCAACCCGAGTTATTTAAAGCCGAAATAAAACCTCCTCAAATAGAAATGGATTTCTCGACACCGATTGCCGACATCGTACCGAGCGCTGATTTTGACATGGGGCCCTCTATGGGCGGCGGTGGTCCGTACAAGAACCCACAGAACAACAGAGTGGCGGCTCTGAGCCTGGACAATGCGTCCGCTGGCCCAGTTTCATCCTCCTCTTCAAAGAACCCATTTGGTCTGACTGACGACCAGTTGAACGCAGCGCTCGCGGGCATTGCCGCAGTCGCTGCGTTCTCCAAGCCGGTTCAGAACAAATTGGCGGATCTGATTCCTAAATTTATGAGCGACGCAGGTGACCTGTCAGCGACGGGCATGCTCGCCACCGCATTCATCGCGGCTGTTATTTTTTTCATTGTCCACAAATTTGTCAAGCCTCCTCAGAAAAAGTAAAAAAGAGATGTTCGAATGAGAGTTCGCGTTCAGGCTCATTATTCATCCAGTAGACGATACGTTGCCTGAGAATTTCAAGGCGTTGTTTCCACTCCTCTTCATGAGCAAGAGTATGGTTTTTCGTCCAGCAACTTGGAACGTTATCGTAATTATCAGGGTTGAATCGAATCATAACCATCGGTCTAGTTCCTAGACCTTCAAAAATACTCATAAGTCGTCTGTTATTACATGACGTATCATACGACTTGTGTTGGTTCTCGTCGATTTCGACAACGATTGTGTGACTTCCCATATCAATCACAAAATCAGGGCGATATAGGTGACACTCAACTCGTTTATCATGTGTGAGTGTGATATCAGGAAATGCGTTACGAAGAAACATACCAACTGAATTCTCACGAGTCTTGTAATGAGATGGCTGATCTGGAAACATATATGCAAAACAACGTGAGCAGTAATCTCTACTTTTACCGTTAACTATGATGATATCACACATAGGAGTCTTGCAGCGTTTGTTGAGTACGTCAATCATGTCAGCTTGTTTGTGTTCGAAACAAAAACGACCTGTTCTCAGTGAATGTGAGTTGTACACTGGAATTTTAAAACATTCTTCGTGTTCACATCGTTTACTTATTATATTAACCATTCCTTCTTTCTTGTGGAAATTACAATACAAACCCTTTTTTATATTGGGATGGTTATATGATGCTCGCAAAGTACATTCCTCGTACTGACAATGATTGCTGAGAACGTTCACCATTTCGGGTTCCTTATGAGTTTTGCAAAACCGACCCCGTGTTTCGCATGATGTATTGTAATTCGGTTTCTTCAGACATTCTGGAAACTCACATGGTCTTTCCCGAATGTTCACCATACCATCGAGTTTGTGTTTTGCACAATACTCAGGGTAAAGTACACCTAAGAAATTATAACATGGTTGTGTCTGACATGTATTATATTTACACTTTAGACTCATTATGTTAACCATACCATCTTCCTTATGGTCGACACAAAAACGACCATTTTTTAAACCAGGAAGATTGAATACAGAAACTTTAGTGCATTGTTCACATCGGTCGTGACGATTTTTGCGTTCTGGTTTTGAATCGCCTTTTTTGCCTTTCAACCGACACTTCAAACACGTCTTAGTCTCTTTGCCAAGTTCGTTTATGAAATTGGCAATGGACTGGGGAGCTCTCGAACAGTTCGAGCATTTCTTCAAGTCCATGTTTTACTTATAGGTGGTTATCTTTATATTATATTTTTAATTGGAATAGAGGAGCCCGCCCATTCCGTCTTTAATCCG